GGTTGCCGTTGACTTTCCCATCTGTGCCGCTGGTGAGTAAAAGGCAATCAGACTGGGGTTTTTGGTGTCCATAGGATTGGTTTCTTATTCTTGAAATCGTAGTCGGATGCACGGAGGATGCGAGCGACACGGGCTTGCTGGAGGGCGTCTTGTTCTGAGAGACCGGCTGCATTGAAGTGTGAAACGACTACGGACCAGAAGTCACCCATTTCGACTTCCTGCCAGCGCGTCTCGGTCTGTCCCTTCCGAGGCCCGCTTTTAAGGGTATGCTCGTAAGGCTCCACGCCTAGAAGGTTTTTGAGCGCCTTCTCTGCTGCCATAGGACCACTGCCCGGACAGCCTGCATAACCGTCCGTAGTATCACCGATGAGCGTTTGATAGAGATGCCAGTAATCAGCCTCGGCTTCTGTGATTTCCATAATGCCGTCTTCGAGACGGTGACAGAAAAGGCCGGGAATGGTCTTCATGTCTTTATCAATTGACACGATAACCTTTTCACCCTTGATCACATTGGCTGTCGCAAGGATGCCCATGCAGTCGTCACCTTCGAGGCCAGGTCGAAAGTAAGCTTCATGCTCATCAATTAGCCACTGCTTAATTGCCTTTAAAACCAATGGCTTCTTAATGCTCTTTCGATTTCCTTTGTAAGAAGGGAGAACATCGAAGCGGAAATTACCTTCACTATCGGTAAGACAGAGTTTCATCGCGGTGCCCTTAAGCTCGTCCATATAACGGTCGAGTATTTCAAGCACGGATGCCTTCACTGCGTTTTCATCACAGTGCCAAGTCCAATAACCATCTCCCCAGTTCGTTGCCACTTCGTTAGACGCGGCAGCGTTGTAGGCCACCACGTCAGCATCAATAAGGAGAGTACGCTCCATCAGGCAAACCAGCCAAGATATGCGCCGATGATCGGGATGATTACACCGAGAACTCGGAGGATGAACAAGGCAGTGACTTCGCCTGCTGCACTATAAAATAGATCGATGATGTTCATCACCCAGCCGATCAAAAGAAGGACGACAAAGATTACCCATACGCTGACAGCAGCGATGCTTGCATTTTTCATGATTTTTCCAGTGAGTTAGCGCCGAAGGAGTGAAGGATACAGTGAGCGTAGAACTTCTGCTGTGACCGCCTCGGCAATTTCTTTGTAAATTATTTCGTCCAGTTGCTTTGCTTCACTCGCACTAACCGAAACACGCGCCTCACAAGCCTTGCCATTAAGCTTAAAGAATATGAGGTATGTATCTTTCCATTCGAGGGGAGAGCGAACTAGTTGGGCTGTAACGAATTGTGCCTGAATGCCTTCGATCTGTTGGCATACAGTCTCTTTGAACTTCTCAAGAGCTTTCGCTTCAATTTCACCATATAGCCTCGCTGCGTCAGCGGCATCGTTCGGCTGCTGGTAAACCTCGGTTGAATTGTAAGTGTTACCACCGCGATAATACCGATTGAGCATCAACTCTCACCGCGTAAGAGATGAAGATGCTGGATACCGGCAGCAGTCACCCGCCACTCTCGACCGTAGAGGCCGGTAGCAATGCGTGTAGTAATAAAGCCATCCGAAGCAGCCATAGCTACGGAGTCCGCATGTTCCCTTGCAAAGTCGCTTTTGGTCTTGAATGGGGAATGCCAAGCGCGGCTGAGAACGTCAGTGAGTTTCTTTCCAGTTGTTGCCAATCTTGTATTCTCCATCAATCGGGCAGCGGAAGTTGAAGTGTTCGGTGCAAGCCCGCATGGAATTGACGAGGACTTCGCCAACTTCATCTGAAATCGCCTCTCGGCAATCGACCTGCATTTCGTCGTGGACGTGCGCCACGAAAGCAAAATCACGTCCGAATACATATCCACGTCTGCATAGTTCTTGATAAGCAAAGACAGTCGCCTGCTTTGCGATGAGCGCTCCAGCGGATTGCAGGAGAGTATTGAGGGCAGCATGAGCCGACCGTATGTGGAGCCTTCGACCATCTAAGCCGATCAAATAACCACGTTCAGCCGCCTTAGCGACCGCTTCACGAAGCTTCTTGATAGCAGGGGTTTTGTCTAGGAAGGTCTTCTTGAGCTTCTTACCTACCCGTTTGAGGTCGTCCTCATCAGGGTTTGGTTTGTAGCCAAGCTCAGTACCTTTTGCCGGGAAGTATTTTTTGAATACCGAACAACCTAGACCGTCTCGGACTTCACGCATTGCAATGTCGAGAACGATGCTTCCGGCTTTCGCATCACCGGCTCCATAAAGGAAACCGTAGATGAATGTCTTCGCACCGTTTCGGAATAGCTTATGGATTGGGTATCGGTCTTCATCTCGCTCTGTGCCGTGAGAAACAAAACCAAGAGCAACCACGTTCGCCCAGTGAATATCGCCCTCAAGCAGGACGCGGCCATATTCCCCATCATCATAGCGAGCCATGAAGTGAGCAAGACAGCGTAATTCCAAGCCTGAAAGATCAGCACCTACGAGCTTCCTTCCTTTTGCTACGCCAAACAGTGCGCGGCAATCTTCACCATAGGGGGAGCCAACGGAGGGCACTTGCGCCACGTTAGGCCGTGAGTGTGTGCATCTCCCGGTAACAGCACCGTTCGTATTGACTCCTCCATGGATGCGACCTCGTCTAACAAGACGTAGCCATGCTTGGTCCCCCTCAGCGAGTTGGCCGATACGCTTTTCGATGAGGAAGTGCTGAGCGAGAACCTTGGCTTCGGGCCACGGGAGTTTCGATAGAATTGTTTCGTCAACTTTGGGCTGTCCATTTGGCGTAAACTCTTCTGGCTTCCAGCCAAAATCGATGAGGCGTTTCGCAATCATCTGACGTGAGCTGGGATTGAACTCGACCACCTTTTCCTTGTAGGTCGGGACGCCCTTCACGTACCCCTTGGCCTTATTGTTGACCTTGGGAATGAATGGGATGCGTTCTGTTACGGGTGGGAAGCTGGTCTTAAGCTTCTCAGCTATCTCCTGCCGCTTCGCGATGAGGACGGCATAGAGACGAGCTGCTGCTTCTTCATTGAAGCCGAAGCCATAGCGTTCCTGCTGAGCAATAATATCCGCGAACTGATGTTCGAGCTTGATTGCCTGAGGAGAATAGTTCTTGTCACAGATGCGTTCGAACAGTTTGCGAGTAACTACAATGTCCTGTTCGCAATAGGTCTGCATCTCCGGGTTCCAGTTGGCCCAAGGGTCCAGCCCTTGTTCCTGCATCGACTTCGAATAGTCACCCTTCCACTCACCGAGGCGTAAGCCCCAAGCTTCAAGACCGTGTGAGCCGATAAGCTTTCCGGGAAACTTTCCCTTACGTGACTGCTTAGTGTCGAAGTCGCCAATAGCCGGGAAGATCAAGCGAGAAAGCACAAGAGTATCAATGATTTCACCCTGAGGCTTAAACCATTTGAATAGCTTTTGGATTGCCGGAATATCGAACTTGATGATGTTGTGACCGATGAGTTCTTCCGCTTCCATAAGTTTGCGGACGGCCTCTTCGATAGAAATAGTGATCACGATACCCGCCTCTTCTGCGGGATTCTTCCAGTTGTCGGCGTGATCATGGGCTGAGTAAATCAGTGCTGTATCCAAGTCCTCAAAGCAAAGGCTATGGATGCACGAGGTTTGTTCCAGCAGCCCATTAGTCTCAATGTCAAAACAAAGACGAGACATGGTGCTGTCCTCTCTCAGGAGTGACGCCTCACAGGAATGCACCTGTGAAGCTATATGCATTAGTGGATGATTACAGGCGGAAAGCGTTCATCAGTTCCGCATGAGTTGCAGGGCGAGCGCTGGAGCCATATTGAAAGGCAAGGAGTTGGTCCTTGAGCTTCTTTTTCTCAGCACGTAGAACCACAATTTCAGAGCGCATAAAGAACGTCGCAGTCTGAACTTCTTCCAAAGAGAAGCGTTTGTCAGTTCGGACCTCAGCCTTTGCAGCCTTCAACGACTTCCTGAGTTCCCTCGTCTTCGCACGGGTCTTGCGCCCCTGCTGTTTCAGAAACTCGACATTGTATTTTTCAAGATTGACCTCGGCTTCCAGATTGGAAACTAGCTCACGGAGCTTCCGAATAGTCGCAGCCTGAGAAGCAGTTCCTTCGACCAACATCTTGTTTTCGCGTTCGAGCTTTGCATGTTCAGATGCAACCTCAGTAAGAGCGTTCATCGCTGGCAGAAGCTTTTCATATGCGTTCATGAGTTTGTTTCCATATGTGGATAGATTAAATCAAAACGGAATTTCATCGTCCCCGGACGTGGTTTCGTCCTTGAACGGTATATTTTCTTCATCTTCGGGAGGTGTGGTTTCGAAGAGCTTTCCACTGTCTCGGTCATAACCAAGATGGATGACCTCGCCTGTAGCGCGGCCTGTGTATCGGTCCTTGAGAACGCGGAAGGTAGTGATTGAACGCCACCGTTCATCCTCATGCTGCTGGTCCCGTTCGAGGCCGAACATGAAGAATGACCAAAAGCCGATAGACCGGGAGCCTTTGAAGTGCCTGATCATAACGCGGCCACCCTCTTCGTGAGGTTTGCCTTCCGGGGTCGCAAGGTGTGAGATGAAGTGAATGATGATGTTCAGCTCTTGGGCCAACATCGCCATGTCCTTCATGACAACTTCCAAGCTTTCCTTTTCCTTCTCAGGGTCAGCAAGAGCGGTCAGGTGGTCAAGATAGAAGATGCGTACGCCTTCACTGTGCGCCATGAAGCGGATAGCTCCAGCGATAACGTCCCAGTCTGCGGAGCCGAAGCTGTCATAGAATGAGAGACGGTCATCCTGATCAAGCTTTTCAATGACTTCGGACAACTCGTCCTTGGTCCAGCTCCCATCAGGAATGTGGAAGGTTTTGCCAGCGAACTTACCAGCAACGCGCTTGGCTGTTTCGGCGGGTTTCTGTTCGAGGAAGAAAAGCCCTACCTTCTGGCTAAGCTCCAGCACATCGAACTGGATTTGCTGGGTAAATAAATCGGTCTTTCCTATCCCCGTCCCGGCACCGAAGCCATAAACTTCACCCCAGCGGCGACCATAGGTAATCTCGGTCAGTCTTGGTATGAACCACGGTAATCCCATTTCAGGGTCGCGAAGGACTTCATCCATAATGTCCGAAAGTTTCACAATGCCGTCTGGTCTGTGAACCTTTGCGTTCCAAATGGCTTGAACAATCTGGTCAGCTTCTCCAGCCTTCAGGTGTTCATTGGCATCCTTGCGAGAAAGTGAGGCGACCTTAGCCTTGCCAGCCGGGAAAAGCGCCAAGCAATCAAGTGTCGCCGCCCTCCCCGGTTCATCGCCATCAAACATTAGGACGACTTCCTGAAAGGTGTTAAGCCATTCGAGATGCTTAGACAGGGACTTCTTTGCGCCCTGCGCTCCGTTTGGGATGGAAACGACCGGCCACTTATTCCCTTGAGCCTGAGAGACTGACATTGCATCAATCTCCCCCTCGGTGATTACCACGCGGCGACCACCTGACGGCCAAAGCTGTTGCCCGAAGAGCAAGGCTTCTTTCATTGAGCCGATAACCGAGAAGTTCTTATCGGCATCTCGTGTCTTTTGCGCTACGAGATTTCCATCTGTGTCAAAGTAAGGTGCCGCCTGTACGAGCTTTTCGTCCCGGTTGCGGCCCACGATATAACCGAATTTTCGGCACGTCTCTTCTGTGATGCCGCGAGCTTTTAGCTGCGAGGCTTCTCCCCGAATTGGGTCAAACATTTTTGTTGCCTTGGATTTTGGAGACGGGGTGTCAGAGCCTTCCCCCGGCTCGTAATGTTCACAGCCGAAACAAAAGGCGTGACCGTCCGAGTAGCGGGCAAGGGTATCCTTGGAACCGCATGAGGGGCATGGCTCCTTGCGAATGAAGGAGCTGTCGTCTGTCATGATTGAAGATCACTCGTTCGGAAGGCTCTTGATGCCCTCCTCAATCAAACCTAGCGCCTCATCTT